GGTTCCTGCTCTTCCTCCGGCAACGAGGCCGGCGACGTGAGCACCCTGTACGTGTCGTTGATAATCTCTATCGCTTTCTCAATGGCTTCCACCGATGCCACGATCTCGCAGTGCGTGACGTCGATATATTCGATCGTCACGGGCGGCACGGATGTCATGCCCTTCTCGCCCTGCACCACCTGGCCGGGGCCATGGCGCAACCGCCTGAGTTTGCCGAATTCGCTGTCCTTCATCGCCTCCAGACGACCCACCGTCCGGCGGCGCATTTCCTCCGCGCTCATTCTGCCTCCTTAAGGATTTCCTCCAGCGACCGCGAACCGCCGCGCAATTTGCGTTCGGCCAGCGCGATCAGCAGCCCCAGATGTTCCTTCGGCGTTGCCTCGACATAGGACGCCATCGATACCCGCGCATGCTTGGAAATGCCGATATCGACCGCGCCGTCACCGTAGGGTTCTGTCATTTCTTCTTACCCTTCAAAATCCCGGTTTTGGCGTCCGCGCGATTGAATTCACGCGCAACCTTTTGCGGGATTCCCAATCGTTTCGCCCACTTCGGTGAATGGGCGGCGGCGGCCATGGTGCGGGCTTGGGCCTTAGATTTGCTCGGGATTGCCGCCTCCATCTTCCTCGACAGCAAACCGCGCCCACACTTTTTTGCATGCGCCAGAACGATGACGCTCAGACATATGCGCCGAAGCCTGCGGGCGCTCACGCCAGAAAATGACCGGCTTTTTAGTGCCCGAGTTTTCAATAGACCGCTGAATATCGCAGGCCAGTTCCGACCACAGTGACGCTTCGTCGAAGCCAATCGACGCCGCATACAGATACGGCGTGCCGCCTTCCGTCGCAGACTGACTTAGCCCGTCCTTCTGACGGTAGATTGACAGAAATTCGGCCATTTTGTCAGCGCCCCAGCCGATACGACCAGCAACCGCTTCTTTGGAGGGCGGCGAAAATTCAGCGCCTTCTTCGCGGATCGCCATCCCTACCTCCGTTTACGCGGCGGCGTCATGTTCTTTGGAATCGTCGGCGGCTTCGGCAACGGATTTGGCTTTCCCTGTGAATTTGACACAGATTTTCTCTGCTTGGCCACGCCGCCCGCCGCCATTTTCAACGCAGCAGGCTTCATCCCGGCACTGGGGGTGCGCGGTGCCGGCTTCGGTGCGCCGGCTGCCTTACCCCTCCCGAGACCGCTGGTGCCGCCGGCAGCCATGCACTTGCCGCCAGATTTCTTATGCATCACAGATGTCCCCGCCGAACTGCCAGGCGCCGCATTGGCGCGGGCGACAGCGCCGCCGCCGGCCTTATGCAGCACCGCAGTCCCGGCATCCGAGCCACGCGGAGCGTTCGCACGCGCGACCGCGCCACCACCGGCCTTTTTCAGCGCCGACGGCTTCACCATGCCACGAACCATCGCCTTGTCCTGCTTGACGTCCGAATGAACAGCCCCGCCCTTCGCATAATTCCGCACCGTGCCGGGTGCCGTGACCATCGATCGCGGGCCCATCCCGGGCGCGGTCGGCTTCACCAGCCGCGCCACTTCCGGCATGAGGGCCCGCGCACTCGCGCGCTGGCCGGCACCAAGATCCTTCATAGCCATGACACTCTCCTTTAAACGCCGGTCTGTTTCCGGCCTTCGTTAACGACATCCCGAACGTACTCGACATCCGGGTTCTGGTTGTCCGCGATATTGGCGGCCGCCCGAATGAGTTCAATCTCTTCCTTGGATTCGCGGTCCAGCGCATCGGTCTGGGCGTCGACGGCGATCTTCTCGCGCGAAACATCGACCTTGGCCATGCCGACCGCGATTTCGCCGTCCACCTTTTTGGCCTTGTTCTGCAGATCCTGCATCGCGATCTGCGCGGCCGTCGGCTCGGGTCCGCCGCGTTCGGCTTCCAGCATCTTGACGGCCTGCGCGACCATGACGGCAATCTGGTTCTCGACTTCCGGCGGCAACTGCGCGCCCGGCGGTGGCAACTGGGTGCCCAGCACGCGCTCGACGTCGACGCGCATCTTCATGGCCAGATGTTCCGCGATATGCGCCTGCATGGCCGGCATGTCGCCGATCAGTTTGTGGACCTCGATATGGGCTTGGTGATCCTGCGCCAGCCCGGCCTTCAACGGCTGGTTCTGCATGGCGTTCATATTCTCGGTCAACGGGTCCAGCGGCTGCGCCTGCTGCGGGGGCGGCATGATGGCGTTGATCTGGTCGTCCGGCATGCCCATGGCTTCATAGACCTGCCGGTAAAGCAGCGGGATGTTGTGCGAGCCCGGGGGCGCCTGCAGGCCCATCGTGAGCTTGGCCTGTGCCGTGACCATCCGCTGCGACGACGACGTAATGTTCGGATCGGATACCGGGATGACGTCGATTTCGTCGCTGAAATCCCCGCGCATGATCGTCGACATGCCGCCGCGGACCGGGAACGGATAGGGTTCCTCCGGCAGATTGGCGCCGAATTCTGCTTTCAGCAGCGCGAGTTCTTCCTTCAGCGCCTGATGACCGAACTTGATCATCTGGGTTTCGATCTTGTTGGCGGCTTCCAGCAGCGCCAGCGTGGTGCCGACCGGCGCGTCCTGCCTGCCGTCGCCGACCGCGATTTCGGTGGCGCCGGATAGGCGGCGGCCGTTTTCCTGCGTATGCTGGAGCGTCGCCAGCGAAACCGGCGAGACTTCCTTGTACGGCATCGCCATGAACGCCTGGTTGATCGGCATGCCGGCCGTGTCGATCTCGACGAACTGGCACGGCCCGATCATCAGGCTGTTTTCCTCCATCCGCAGGCCCTTCTGCTTCAGGCCGCCCGGGAACATATTGAGGGTATTCGCGTCAATGATCTGACGGGTCAGTGATGTTGCCGTTTTCGTCGAATTTCCGAGCACGTGGCACATGCCAAGGCCGTAGAAACCGGGACCCTGCAGCAGCTTGTAATGGACGAATTGCTGCTTTTTCTGGAAGGCCGGATCACCCTGCTTCCAGTTCCGGTAGATGGCGAGGATCTTGTTGGTTTCCGGGTCCATGGTGATCCGGTAGGGGAGCGGCAGTCCGGACGGCACGTGCGCGCCTTCGATGCGGTGCTCGTAACCCTTCAGGTCCAGGTCGACATGCGATTCGTAGAACGTGAAATCTTCGTCGCCGTTGTAAAGCGACTGGTTATTCGGGTTGTACTGGCCTGATGCCTGATCGATCGCGGCCTCAAGCACGGATTGCTGGACGTCCGGCCCGCTGTCGATGAGTTCGATATCCCGCCAGAACCCGCTGAGTTGCAGGCCGCGGACCTGCCGGCGCGACATCGTGCTGATCTGCGTCATGCGCGGGCAGTCGTAAAGGGATTTGGTGTCGTAGGAGACGACGAATTGATCGGCGCGGATGAACGGGCTGACCGGACGTCTCAGGATCGGGTGCTGGTAGACCTTCTTGAACGTGCTGCCCGCAAAATACCACCAGAACAGCATCTGCGCATAGTCAGGATAATATTCCGGCGCCAGCTTGGTGAGGTAGAGGTTCATCCAATCCTTGACGCGCCGGGCCTTGTCCTCGCGTGCGGTATCCGAATACCCTATGAGTTGGGTTTTGACGGGCCCGGATGGCGGGATGAGCTCGGCATTGGCGTTGGCCGTCCCGCGCAGGATGGCTTCCATCAGCAGCGGGTCGACCGCCCCGGAGGCGCCCTTGAACGGAAACTGCCGGTCCTCGATCTTGAGCCCCAGCAGCTTCATGCCTTCCGCAAGCTGGCCTTCCCAGTCCTGCCGGCTGTTTTTGTCCTCGCCGACCGCCTCGACCAGCCGTTCGGCCACGGAATTGAGGTCGCGTTCCGCCATGTGCTCGGCCAGATTGGCGCCGTGGTCGCGGGATGGGTCGCTGTCGGTGATTAACCGGCTGGAGAAATCGATGACCGCGCCGCCGTCGGGCGTGTCGCTGACTGTCGCGCCGTCGATATCGGCTGTGAAATCGAGAACAGCAGGATCATCCGACAGGTCGATTTCTGTCGGGCCGTCGTCAACGATCCGTTCCGCGCGGCGCCCTGCGTTCATAAACGGAGATAGTAAATCCGTTATGCCCGTGTGTCAATTGCGTAAGTTATGGGGTTCCCGGCTGCTCCAACACCTGACACCGCCGGCACGTAAATACACCGGGTTCCGGCTCCAGCCAGCGCGCGGCCGCAGCGAACCGGCTGAGAGCCGCCTTATTGAGCGCCACCGTCGACAGGCCGGTGCCGCATTTATCGCAGACGGCTTCATATTCGATTTTCGCGTGTTCGCGGATCATGCTAACCTCACAGCCAGCCATGACCAGTGGCCATGATTCCCCCACAGTTGCACGATCTTCAGCCAGCCTTGAGCGTAGTATAGCCACGCCATATCTAGGTCGTCGTACATCGGAACGAATTGAACGGTCATAGCATGCTCTCCTGCTTCACTTTCGCAACCGGTTCCGCGAACAGACGCGGCTGCTTGTATGCCTGATCAATGCGCCTACAGGCAATGTCGAAGTATTTCGGCTCTAGCTCAATGCCGATGAACTTACGGCCAAGGTTGGCACACGCTACGCCTGTGGTGCCGCTACCCATGAAGGGGTCGAGGATCAAATGATCCGGCAAGCTGGAAATGCTAACAAGCCGCTGCATCCACTCGATGGGCTTTGCGGTCGGGTGTCCAAAATCACTCGGCATTGGCTTTGCGTCATAGAAAGATGTCGGCCACATGCCCGGGCGCTTTGGCCGCGTTCCGTAATAAAGGATGGGGTGTGAGCAACAAAACCCCCAGCGACCAAGACCAACACCGCCAGGAATGAAAAACACGCCCATATCCTGCCACTCTGGATATTTAGGCAAGATGCGCGACCCTGGTGTGATTGCCGCGCGATCAGCAATTCCAATCGCGGCCTCGACGCGCCTTATGATATAATCCGGGTCGTTATCATCAAAAGACTCATACCCGCCGCGATTCTTGCGGCCATCGTTTTCGGTCTTGCCAGTAAAACCCACCCCATAAGGCGGATCAGTCACCACCGCATCCACCTTGCCCAAGGTCGGCAGGATGTCGAGGCAATCGCCCAGATACAGCGTGGCGTCCCCGATGGTTTCGATTCTCATCCGTAAATAGCCTCCGGTATATCGCGCACCTCATCCGGCGGCGGCACATTGGCATCGTCCGATCGCCACACCCAGCCGGATTCCTGCGCCCTGATAATAGCCTGTGTCATGGTATCCACCAAATCTCGGCTGGCGCCCTTCGGAAAACTCGCGAACTGCGACAGCGCCACGTCCGCAAAATGCCGCGGGCGCGTGAAATCAGGCGGCAGCCCCGGCACCCAGATATGGCCGCTTTCCAGCGTCGGCGTCGTGAACCGCACGCGCTGCGTCTTGTCGCCGTACCGATCCGGATTGAACCCCGACACCGTGACGCCCGCCCGCTGCAGGTCGCGGATGAGGATTTTGCCCGTCGTCTTATCTTCCACCAGGATCATATCCGGCTTCAGCGCGCGCTTGGCAGGCTTCGGTGGTTTGTCCAGATCGCCGTCGTCCAGGTAGTTTTTCGACAGGCGCTTGGCGTGCTCGCGGAGCTCGTTGTATTCGCACCGCTTGCGCCATGCCGCGAGAAGGATCATATTCGGCAGTTCGTGCTGGTCCTTGAACACGCCCCATGTCGTGCAGGCGTTGAACGCCGCCTCCTTCTTTTCCGACAGCGCGGTATCCCACGATTGAATGATGTAATCCAGTTTTGGGGTCGCTTCCTGCGTCCACAGGCGGAACCATTTCCGTTTGATAATGCCGCCTTCGCCGGGCGCCGGGCGCTGCTGGAGCTGGCCGGAGATGTTGTATTCGGTGCGCAGTTCCCGTTTCAGCCGGTCGAGTTCCGGGCGCCCGACGCGCTCGGGCCACAGCAGATCGTTTTCTTCCTTGCGCGGATCACGCCATTTTTTGCCGTTGGTCGACGGCAGCACGACGGTCACGCATCTGCTGCCCGGCTCGAATTCCATTGGCAACCGCAGATGCACCCAGCCGTTATCCTTGGCCGACGTGATGATGCCGCTCAGATCCTTTTCGTGAATGCGCTGCTGGACGACAATGCGGCGACCGGTCCGGAAGTCGTTCAGGCGCGTCGGCATGACATCTTCCCAGAAGTGCTGCACGACATCGAGCCCGGCTTCGCTGACGTCGGAGGCCGAGTTGGGATCGTCAAGACAGTTGTGGACTAGGGTGCCTTCGGCATAATAATTCCGGTTCCCAACTACACTGATATTGTAAACGTCCTCTGGAATTATATTGCGGCCATTTAACTTAAACACAACGGTGCCGCCGCCCGAAATAGTCTGGACTTTGTCACCCACAGAAATATCATCAGCGGCGACGTACCTATTTTTGTCCGGCGCCCAAATTGAATGATTTGGCGTTAGGCGCAATGGCCATGACTTTTCGCCGGATTTTATCCTTAAGCTGGTCATGGCCGAAGCCGTGTTTTTGTGAAACGCTTCAATTTTTGAAAGCTCACGCTTACCAGATGCGTGATTGAATGCCCAAACCTGTACATCCCTTTTTTCGTCTACAATGCTGGCAATCATCATAGGGCCGCCAGAAGTAGCAATCCATGTCTCGCCCGGCAGGCAGAAAATATCCGCGCCTTCCCCCGTAACCGTGCCGGTAATCGACGACGTGACGCGATAGCCGCCGGCCGTATTGTCGAACCGTACCTTCGTGTTCTGATCGAGCGCCAGCGTGAACGCCGACCCCCACCTGCGCTGATACCATTCGGATTCCAGCACGCGACGCGACCGAACGTGATCGCGGCCGGAGAGTTTGTCGGAATAGCTGACATACATGAACTGTAGCTGCGGATGATCGATCCATGCCCACGGTACGAGGGCCACGGATACCAAGGAGCTATTGTGAACAGCGATATCATTTACAGTGAAGCTGCCGTCACATTCAACCGTCAGGCATCGACAAACACCTTCGCCGGCAGGTTCAATGGACACCACCGGATCTGACGTTAGCACGCGGTCAAAATCATCGCGCCGCACGCCGGATAAATTATTAAATCGCTTTGTATGCACCATTGGCACACGCGCGGCAAACTTACCAACTTCGTCAAACGACCCAGTGAACAATCCATAAGATACATATACGTCACTGTTCTGCCGCTTGGTCTTTATTTTTGCCGTCTTTTTTCTAAGATATGTGCTGATGCCAAGTCTGGTCATCAAATGTTGAATACCAACCAACAGGTCGCGGTTTACGCTGTTGCAGCCAATTGCAAAATCACGGCGGATTGCCCCATTTCGTGAATACGGACGCTTCGCCACATGTCCATCGCACGACCAGTAAGCGCCGATGAACTCCCCTATGATTTTATCAGACGAGGCCAATACTGCCGGCGGCACATTTTTTTCGTAGCTGCTTTTTCCATAGATGCCGTGTTTTTTCATGAACGCGGTTAATGGTGATTCAATTTTTCCCTTACCTGTCCATCTCTTTGGGTGTGCTTTAACGCGTATATGCTCTGCATTGCAGAACGCTTTTTTACTGCGTGTCGTGAAAAAACCCAGATCCCTTGAGCAATGTTCAAAATCTGCCAAAACAGCTTCGTCCCCGTTAGTAAACCCCTTCTGCGTTCCGGTGCAGCTACCGTCGCCGATCATATACCCAAGCCACCTCGCGGCTTCAGCGGTCAGTTCTTCTGTGCCGGAATCCTCTATCGGATGGACTACGCCAACCAAATCTTGCAATGTCAAATTCTGCGCTTCAATCCAACCGTTTGGCGTATAGAACGGGTGGTCGGGCGCGGCCTTGACGTGACGGCCATAAAATGTGCCTATCTTCAGGAGCGGCTTAATGCCCTGCTGGTGCACTTCAGAAACGCGACAAAATCTCCCTTTGTGCGTAAGCACATGGTCGCCAACTTGCACGTCTTTCAATTTGATTCGCCCGCGATTTTTTTCTTGAACCCATTCCTCTTCCCACACAGGCTTCGAGGTTCTTGGCGGCTGGTTAATCAGCAGATCGCGGATCTGCCCCTCGACGACGGCCTGGACGTGCTCGGCAATAGCACCGATCGCCCAGCCCCCTATGAACGGCCGTGCGCCTTCCCACTGCGGCCATGCCTGCTGCAGAAACTCATACAGACTCCCGCGCGCTGCCCGGCGCCGCATCAGTTCCTGCGCGGCTTCCTCCGGGGTGGGCGGTTTCAGGATGGCGGTCACGCGCGCATCCACTCCCCATTCTTCACAATCCGCGCATCATTCGGCGCCATCTCAACGGCCTTCTCCCAATACCCGCGCGCCACGTCCTTCAATCCCATATGCCACGCCGCGACGCTCGCGATATCGTAAGGACCATAGCCCCATGCTTCGGCCGTGACCAGATAGTGCCCCGGCCGTTCCGTGATCGACAACGCCCGCGTCGCCGCCTGCAATGCGCCGATCCAATCGTTTCGCTTCAGGCGGAACTGCGCCAGTTCGTACCACGCATCGCGGCTCATCGGCGCTTCCGATACGGCGCCCAGATACCAGCCTTCATCGCCGGTCATGCGCCCGAGAAACCGCATACTGGCCGCCCGTTCCTCGTTCCATTTCGCGGTCGGCAGTGTCAGGTGGCGCTGCAGTTCCGCGATGCCTTCCGACGGTCGGCCGGCGAACATATATTCGCGCCCGAGATAATGGGATGCCCGGTCGTCCATGGGATTTTCACGCACAGACAGTTCCAGCAGCGGCAGATACGAACTGCGCGGCTTGCTGTCGTCCGCGTGATGGTGGATCAGCGTTTGCGTGGTCGTGACGATATGTTCCGTGCCGGATGGGCAGATCGTTTCATGGACTGCGCCCTTCCATTGATAGCCGTTGCGGTGGTGCGCGCGGTCGGCCTGGAATTGTACGTTCGGCGTACCGTCGGCGTTCCAGTTCCAGACGTAGTTATAGCGCAGACGCGTGGCTTCCGGCGTCCAGACGGATTCGACGATCTCACGCCAGCCGGGAACCAGAATTTCATCGAGGTCGAGCGTGATGCAGAGGTTGATGTCGGCGGGTAAGAGAGCGAGGGCCGCGTTGCGGGCGTGGTCGAAGCGCCAGGGGGAGATGTGGATGTCCGTCGAGCACAGGTCACCGCTGAAGTTTGGCATTGCGCGGGCTATGATTTCGTACTGCCGCGCGGCATATTCTGTACCGTCTGTGCTGCCAGTGTCGGCGATGTAGATGCAGTCTGCATCCTCTGCCGAAGCAAGCCACCGCTCCAAATGGCGCATCTCATTGAGCGCGATGCTGTAAACGGCGATTTTCATTCTTCTGGCCACTTCATGATTTTATGCTTCAGGTAGTTCCCAATTTTCCCAATAGCAGCGCAGTGTTCTTTGTTTACGCCGTATGTCGTCATGTGCTCGCCGCCGTCGTTCCCAACTTTACGCGCATATATCATAACTTGATCGTAGCCGTATTTCTTGGCCACGTCTTTTGCGGCGCTTACCGGTATATTTCTCATCTCCGCTTCCTTCTCCCAATCCAAGCCTCAGACGGCAGAACCGTGACCACGGCCCACAAATGAACATCGAAAACGGCCACAATCTCACGCGTCCTGTCGTCGCGATGCACGCGCAGTTTATACACGGATCGCATGTTCTTACGTTGATCGGCCAGCCATTGCGCACGTCCGGCGACGATTTCGGCCTCCAGCTTTTTCAGGTCCGGAATGCCCATCGCGAGCCCGAAGCGTTGCCACAGGCGTTTGCTGGTGTGCCAGCGGGCGGCGTCGACGTGGTTCATGCGAATACCTCGCGCTCCGGGCGAACAAATTTTATCCCCGGAAACGTGCCGATTTTGGTCGCGCGTTGTGAAATCAGTATTTCATGCTGATTCATTAGATAACGCAGCACGACGTCGTCGGTTGCCCTTACATCTAACCACCTGTAGGGCTCAGATATCACCGGCATGATCAGCCCAGCGCGCACGACGGTTGGCGCCGCGATCAACCCGGTCAGCAGTTTACGGCGGCTAATCATTTTTATCTCGCGCCATAGACGTAATTAAATCCTGAAGATCGTTGATCTTTGCACATTTTTCATCGATCCTCTTGTTGAGCATGATCACGTATAGCGCAACGTGATCGATCCATGATGCCGTCATTGTCTCGCCGCGTCCACGGAACCTGTCGGCCATTTGCTTGAAATACTCTGGCGACACGTCTCCCATGCTTTCCTCCTGACCGGAAAGAGCCCACATTTCCCCGCGGCGAGCAGCATCCCTCAGCGCCGCCATTTCCGCGTCCGACATTTCCACGAACTGGCACGGTCCGTTGGCGTGCGCGTTCAGCATCTTCTTGCGCACGCTGTCCTGATCCTCAATCGTGTACGATACTTCGCGACAAAACAGGCTCACAAAATTCATCCCTCATCCTCCACCTCGATAACATCCTTGCTGATATCCTTGGCCGACGCGATGCGCATCAATTGCTCGTCGGTCATGAGCTCAGGCCGAAACCCGTGAGTGATGCTGAGTTTCTGTTCGAGGTATCCAAGTAGCGCGGATTGCAGACGCTTTGCGCCCGTCGCGGAAGCATATTGGCCGTCGTCCAACGCACGCTGAAACACGGTTTCCATATCCGCCACAATGCTGTCGCGTGTCACCTCCAGCGGCTGCATGCTCGTCGCAATCCGCTCCAGCGCCTTCAACGCGGCGACAATCTCCGGCTTCTGCAACTGCCTGTTGGCGACCACCGTGATCGGATAGCGCGCGTCGCGGATGCCGGCCCGGATGCACGCCTGCACAGCGTCTCCGGTCAGCCGGTACTGTTCGACGAATACCGCGTCTTTGTCGGATTGATCGTCGGCGTCGGGGTGCGAGGGGATCATGCGCGCGGTGCCCACACTGAATTCAGAAATTCGACAAATTGGTCCGCCGTTTCTTGCGTCAAACATTCGCATGTGACGCCAGCAGGGACGACAGGGCCACCGCGAATTTCATGGCTCCAGTCGCGAATGTCGTCATCGCCGTCTCCGGTCTTTACGCTGACGCGCCAGAATGGCACCACGTTGCTCACTTCACCCTCCGAACTTTGCGCGTGGATCAAACGAGAATTTGTCGCCGTTTTCCATCGTCGTCGTAACCATTGCTGTCTGATAATACTTAGCATCCGGACCGCAGGCGTCACCCACGGTGCGCGACCGTTGTGTCTGGGCGTCGTCGTAACATTTCTGATAATAGGATTCACCGTCGACATAACTTGTCCACGTTTCCGACAGTAGGCGCTCGCACCGCCCTTTCGGTGGATCGCCTTCAGTGCTTGGAGCCAATTGGTGAAAATATTTGCAGCAGATGCAGAGTTTCATCAGATCCTCGTATATCCTTCCTCGAACGCCTTGGCCGGTGAGTATGACTTATAGCCGTCGGCGTATACCACATAGTATCCACCGGGCTGCGGGTTGTGCTTGTGAATGAACTCAGATCCAACCTGCAGTGGCGCATATCCCTGATCGTGAAATTCCAACACGTCGCCGATGACGTGCAAAATATGCAACGCCCAGACTTCCTTGTGGCACCGATACCGTGGCATTTCCGCTGCTGCGCCGCCGCTCATTTCAGAACTCCTACTTTTCCGTCGTCATTGAAAACAGCCGTGCCGTACATCATACCCATATCGACATAGCACGGCAGCGTGATCTTGGTCGGATCATCTGGCCTGCCTGCCGTCGTGATACCAATCTTGTGACCGCATTTGTCGCAGACAATCATGTAAATGCCGCAGCGTTTCGCCGGATACGGCAGGTCGATGCTGCATTTCTCGGTGAACCCTTCCGATGCGTCGAGCGGCTTGCCGTTCGGCCACTTCGGATTGGGAGCACATTTGGGCTCGCGGTGTCGGTCGATCCATTCGTAACGCAGCGTCATAGCGCCTCTCCAATTGCCACAAACAACAGTGCGACAGCGGCTAATGTCAGCATGCCAACGCCAAACGGGTTATCCATATAAGCGTCGATATACGCACCAAGCAGACGTTTCATCTCACCACCTTAAACTTAGCCCGTCGTTTCAGCGCCTCGATCTCGCGTCGCTCCAGCCGGTCGGCTTCCTGAATTGCCGCCAGGAACGATTCCATCATGGCAGCCGTGTCCTGCGCGCGGCGTTTCTCCACCAGGAGCGTGGCCAGGAATTCTTCGGTGGTCACTGCAAATGCTCCTCATCCGGTTCCCATTCCTGCAACGCGGCCGCCAGATTCATCCGCTCGATCTCCGCGGCGTGTTCCTGCATCATCTCCTGCGCCTGTTCCTGCAGAAATAACTGCGTGCAGCCATGGACGCACATCGCCTTCAGCCGCGCGTTATCGCTGGCTAGGACCAGCACCGTCGCATGGTCGATCCTGTTGGCACCCCGTCGCAGCCAGCGGGCCAGCCGCGCGCGCCAGGTCGTGTATTCAGGGATCGTACCGATGCGGATGATCATTGCGGTTCTCCGGCCAGGGCCATCAATCTGGTTTTCGCAATTTCCATCAACCATAGCATAGAGCCGCCGTCCGCGACACTGCTTGCGAGGTAAATGCCACCATCTTCCTTGAACCCAAGAACGATGCAGTTTTCCAGTTCCTCGCGCATCGCGAACGTCAGGACCAGCCGGGGAGACGTATCCAGCGTCGTGATGCCGGGCCAGCGAACGACGTCACCCATCTAAAACTCCTGTGGCTTGCCGCAGCGCAGGCAGATTATGTGATGAAAGATACCAGACTTCGCGACGATGCGAAACGTGTCACAGCCGCAGCCGCACAGCCAGTGATCGAGCCCCTCTGGCGCGTCGAATGACCCGTACCACACACCGCGCTTTGTCTCGCATTTCGGGCACACCAGATCGATCGTGCCGGACGGCTCGGCAGCCGCCCATCTATGCCCACAATCCAGACATTTACCAATCCCGGACGACCACGTTTCTTTTCGCGGGTGCAGGTCGACAACATCAGTCATTATTTGCACCATTGTTTGCCCAACTCATCAAGCGCCAGCCGTTGCTCTACGGCATTGCACTTCCTCAAACCAATCCCCCATTTGTGCACAAAATGGTATCGACCGCCACGATCTACACCATCCTTGTCATCGTTGATCGGTTCGCCTTCCTTGCACCACACGCACAATCTATTGCGCGCATCCTCCAGCGCCTTTTTATTGTACTCCAGCAATTTCTCGCGGTCCCATGAGCACATCCGCCCATCACGGTCGACGATAATGTAATCCGACAGCGGCCGTTCATCGACTTCTGCGTAATCTTGCTCGCAGAAATTAAACAGCACATCATGCGATCGCTCGGCGTCCAGATTGATGCCGTGCTTTTTCGTTTCCGATATCGTGAATTCGACCAAGCGGCATAGGCGGTCATGGGTCCACGGGTTGTCAGTCATTGGCTTTTTCCACAATCACGCTCGGATAGTAATACTGCTCGCCCTCTGCTACCGGCAGAACGCAGAAAACAGGGCGGCCAGACGGCAGGATATCGCCGACCTTGTACGGCACAAGTTTAAGCCCGCGCGTATCCAGGGCTCGCAAATATGCGACGTTAAACCCGGCGTTTCGCTGCGACGCTTCCTGCTCGGCTGCATCAACAGCGGCAAAATATTCGTCGTCAGTCATCATGCGTGTCCCCCCGGCGTTTTCACCGTCCCGCTGGGATAGTAAAACGCGCCCATGCGGTCCAGCTTTTCCACGATCAGAAGTTCGTGCGCCGTTGGCGACCACGAGAATGTCGTATTCTCTGGATAAACAGTTTTGATGAATTCCAGAAAATCGTCACGGATTTTATTCGTCACGGCATTTCTCCAATGCGCCATTCCCAATATTTTGCACCCAACTCTCGCATCATGTCTCTGTCGTTGGTGCTGGCTAGGTAAACGCGGTCGCCCTCGTCCTGAAGAGTTTCCGACAAGTTGAGCATAGCATTGCCAATCTCATGGAGAAGTGCTTTGATAACGGCAATTTCACGCTCGCTCGCCATCCCCAACCTCCTTCTTATACTCCTCCGCCAGAAACCGACGCAGCGCCAGTTCCCAGACGTCGCATTTTTTCACGCCCCGCCGACGGCAGAACCCGTCCAGGCGCGTCGCCAGATCCAGCGGAATGTCCGTCGCGGTCTTAACCTTCAGCACGCGATCTTCCAGCGGCTTACGGGGCATTCCGTTTCCTCTCCCGGTACACAATCCCCGCAATGCTGTTCCGGCTTCGGCCCGTCACCCGCGAAATCTCGCCGTAGGTCCGCCCGAGCGCGCGCATCGACATAATCGTCCTGATCGTGCCTGTCGTCACCCATTTCCGCGCGATCACGGGATGTAGCCCCAGTGCCTTGACGCGGTTCCACATCGTCGAATACGGCACGCCGTAGCGGTCGACAATTTCCTGGATGGTGAACTGTTCCTTCACCAGCATGCGGCGGATATCTGCGTCTGCGAATTTCATTCGGTCCACCCAAAGAACCCGACGCAGACGCGGACCATCGCGGCCACACCGCGGCGCATGCCGTGGCGAGTCTTGTACCCTTCCGACTGGGCCACGATTTTCCCGTTGGCAGCGCGGACGCGAAAATACCACTGGCCGCGCTTGCCCTTGAATTCCTCTATTCTGCCGTGTCGCTTCATGATTGCACCTTTTCCAGCCAGTACCGCGCCGTAATCGTCGCCGGCAGCGACCCGATCTGCTGCCACTGCCTGAGCACCGGCCGGCCGGCGTGTTCGCCGATATCCAGCCACGTCACGATTTCCGCCGTCCCGATCTGCCGGATCGACAGGGTGGTGCGTTCGTCGGTCATAGCACCCTCCGTAGATTAACCATGCAGACAATTTCCACGGCAATCTCGCGCGCCAATTCGTCGACCATCGCGTGAACATCCCGCTTCGGATCTACGCGCACATGAACCTTGCGTCCGTTCAGCGTAAACGCCACATACCGCCTCATATCATCACAGGATTCCCACGTTTCGACGGCGCCCAGCGTGTTTTCGCCGGCCTCGCTCACGTACCTTTCGATGATGCGCTTGCGGGCTGTGCCCTCCATTTCGGACAACAGCCGGACACTTTCATCGGTCGGCGCGCGATGCTCTGTGACGTTGACGTTCTTGGTCACGTATTCCGTGTGGGGCCGTGGCAATATGATCGTGCGGTCGAACATCATTTCCCTCCATCATCTTCCCACCGGCCCATCTGGGTACGGCGGAAATTCAGTTCGCGGCGCGCGGCCAGCATCTCTTTAAGCTGCCGCACCTCATAGGCATCGACGTACTGACGTGCCGGCGGCGGGTCCGCGTGCCTGCGCATCACACCCCCACCACGCGCGGCCGCCCGCGCATCCTGCTCATCCAATCCGACCTGGCCAGCGCGGACCCGAACGCCGCCGACGCCCGCAGATACGCCCGCTCGTTCTCATCGAAATACAGCGCCATCAGGTTCACCAGCGACACGCGCACGTCGTCCGGCATCGGTTGCTTACGCATCGGTTCCCTCCTATATCACCGTCAATTCCGTACCCACGCCACCCATCGCCGGCGTCACCACCTGCTGCACCCAGGCCATCGCGCGCTTATCCGACCCGATCACCAGCGCCCGGTCATACCCGCTGGTCCGCGCCAGCTTCTCGCCGATCGCCGCCACCAGGAACCAATCGACGCCGGCTTTCCACGCGCGCCCGACGCCATCGGCGGACACGGCTTCCGGCCGCGTCATCCGCACGATGTTCTGCGCGTCCCGGAGAGACGAAGCTGCTATGAGAATTTTCATGGATTGCCGGCGCCGCCAACCACCCGCGAGAAATACAGCCGGATGCACGGACCCTGCCGATCGACCGCGCACAGCAGCCAGCCATCGGCGCCCATGGCCGCCAGCACGTCGCGCTCGCCTTCCTCGCTATATGCCACCGCAATCTTATATTCGTAGGTCACAGCGTCCTCTCCTCGATCTTCTGTTCCAGCACGTCGGCCGCAATGTTCATCGCCGTCTGCCCGTCCACGGCAGCACAGCCAGGCGCCATATCCCGCAGCATCTGAACGACTGCACGCCCGAGCCGCGCGGTCAGGGCCTTCACTTCCTCGGCGGCGGCTTCCTCGGGGGTCATTTCGGAGAGCCTTCTTCTGCGGGCAATACGGCGGGGGATGGAAACTTTCGAAGCGAGATTAGTTCGTCAATCGCGCGGCGAACCTCATCAAGCACACGATAGCTTTGGATTCCACCCTGCGGCGACAAGTAGCAGTTGGCGTAAATCTCTCCCGGCGTTGCTATGCTGCCTTCTCCCCAGCGCGAATCCATAACCGAATGCCGATGAGCGCCTCCTTGGGGGTATGGAAATACCCGCGCGACCTCCAGAAATATTCGCTGGATTTCCTGATGCGCGTCACACATGCGCCTGAAATCAAGCATTCGGCTATCCCAACCCCTTAACGCCAATTCGCGACAGTATTTAAGTTGATCGGCATAGCTTTGTGCAGGCGCTTCCACAAGTTGTGCCCGACGATGAAGCTCGCGATTGACCCCACGCAACCGCTCGATCTCTGCCAATGCTGCGGCTAGCTCCCCCGCCGTATCGCCGACAGGTGAAACCGGCTTCTCGGGGACGTCAGTCATGGCACCCACCGATCCAACCACTCAACCGCCGCCCGGCCGCCCCCGAATGCCCGCGCCGCCAGTTCCCAGACGACTCCGACCACGAAAAACGGCACGCTCACCGCCACGACCGCCGACGCCACCACGAACGTCCCGGCCTCGCGCACATAGCTACTCATCGCCTGTTTCCCGAGTTGGATTGGATGATGCGAATTTGTACGGTTTCTTTGACGCCATTTCGCTGTCCCATGAGTGATGGATTGCGTCTGCATCATCGTTCGGGCGCGCTAGAATGCGCACATCGTTGAACGTAGTGTGAACATTTATCCCGATCCGTGTCGCAACATCCACCATGCCTGCAATGGCGCCCTTGATCTCCTGGCCGGCATATACCTCGACCTCCAAATAGATTGCGCTCATACGTCGTCCTCCTTCGCCCACACCGGCATACCGCCGGCATCGCCCATGCTGCCCGACGGCGGCGCGGTCACAGCCAAATCCGCCGGCCGTCCGGTCTGCGCCCACAGCGTCGTCTGCAGCGCGGCCATCTCCGCGGACGTCAACTCAACGAACTGACACGGACCCGCCGTCTGCCGGACCTTCGCTGCGCCCGACGCCATATCCGCGGCCGTCCATGCGCGGCCGGAACCGACGCCCAACCACCGCGCCAGCCCATCTCCCCATTTCATCTCACCAACCTCCACCCAATATCCAACCCACGGTTATTCCCCTCGGCCGCCACCCCCCGATACCCCGCC